GAAGTTCAACTAGGAGATCTAGATAACTACACATATGCTGAATTACTATCACCGAATTCACTTACAATGGATGATTCGGACGTTATTCAAGTTGTTACATTTGATGAAGATTCAAGTGCAACTCTACTTAAAACTTACACATCTACATTTGATAAAGGTCGTTATGATACTGAATATGATTCAGCTAATTAGAGTAGTAACCTGTATAAATAATGTTAATCAATTAAGGTATAGATATGGTTCAACAAGCAATTAATGTCGGCTCAGCTGCTAATGATGGTACTGGAGATACTTTAAGACAAGCAGGCCAAAAAATTAATAATAACTTTACTGAACTGTACAACCAGTTTGGAGGAGCTTCTATTGGTAATGTTACTAGATTAACAGATAGTGGCATTTCAATAGTTGGTAGTAACTATCTTACACAAATTGGAGCAGCAGATCCAGCTTCTACTATTAACATTGATTTTCCTGCTTCTGCAGGTACAGTAGTAGTAGATACAGCCACTCAAACTTTAACTAATAAAACCTTAAGTGCAGATAATAACACAATTTCAGGTTTAGCGGCATCTAGTTTTATTTTATCAAATGCAAGTGGTAACATTGACGGCTCTGCCAGCGTTAAAGCTATCCCAGCTGGAGTAGTAGTAGGAACAACAGATACTCAAACCTTAAGTAATAAGACAATTACTCTCCCTACTATCAAGAGACCTAATGTACATGAGTGGTTAGCTGACTCAAACGGTCATCCAGTAATTTCATTTACCGCCACGTCTAATAGTAGAAACCGAATTAGGGTAGAGAGTAAAGTTTCTCCAGACGGTCCAATAATATCCACAGTAGGGTCTTTAGATAATAATATTAATTTAAATCTTAATCCTAAAGGATCAGGATCTGTAAGAGTAAATAAACTTGCATATATTTCTGGAACAATTAGTGCAACAGGCACTGTGTCTCAAAGTGTAAGTTATATTCAAAGCACAGCTACTGCTAATATTATTGCTACAGTGGATAATGGATTAACAATCGGAGAAGTAAAAATATTTACACATAATGGATCTAACACCACAACGGTTACTCCTACTAATTTCTCTCAGGGCACCAGTATTGCATTAACCCCTAATGACACAGTAATGCTAATTTGGACTGGAACTCAATGGAGTGTTATTGGTGGTGAAGGATACTCGATTACTTAATAGGGCATAACAATGGCAGCAATTATTACAGATAAAATTAAATACCAATTAGCTCAAACAATATTTGATGAGTTCAACACAGCCAACCTAGGCGATTCTAATAACTATTATTATATTGGTATAGGTAGATCTCAGCAATGGCAAGCAGCAGATGAAACAGACGTGGTGCCAGAAACTACTGCTGCAGATAATCATGAAAGAGAAGAGAGATTGTTTAGATACAATCTTCAATCGGTAAAAGCTGCTGAAAGCCTTTCCTTTGTAGTTCCTGGTGGACCGGACTATGATTGGTCTGCGAATAAAGAGTATTATCAATACAGCGATGCAGTTGCTGGCCAACCCCAAAACACCTACTATGTAAGAACAGATGAGAACAAAGTTTATATATGTTTACGTAAAGGTAAAAACAGTGATGGAACTCCTAAAACTTCAACTGTAAAACCAGATCATACTAATACTAGTCTAGCGCCCGAGACAGATGGATATGTGTGGAAATATATGTATACCATTACAACCACAGCTGCTAATAACTTCTTAACAACCAACTTTATGCCAGTTGAGTTTGTTGATTCTGCTGAATCAACTGACCCTAGATTCTCACAGTTGTCAGTTCAAAACGCTGCGGTTCCTGGACAAATTATAGGTTATAGAGTAATTAATCCTGGTGGACCTTATACTGGTACAGTACATAGTTCTGGAATTAAAGTAGGTCCTGCTTTAACTATAGTAGGTAATGGTACAGGTGCTAAAGCTTTTGCTATACTTAATCCTATCAATAATTCTATTGCAGCGGTAGAGATAGGAGAGGATCCTGACGCGGCAGCTTCAACTTATGCTGCAGATCAAGGCTCTGGATATGATTATGCTAATGTTAGTGTAAGTTCCGCTACTCTACAGGTTGGCGGAACTACTGCAGTTATTGCTCCTGTGTTTGGACCAAGAGGTGGATTAGGAGCAGATGCTAGGAAAGATCTTAGATCTACTTCTCTTATGTTTAATATTAAACCAGTAGGAGGTGTTGAGGTAAATAACGAACCCACTTGGCCTGTTGATCAAGATTATAGACAGATTGGACTAATTAAAAATATTAGAACTGATAGTGCTAATGGACCTTTATTTACCGCTACTGCTGGTACAGCTCTAAAAAGAATGAGAGCTAATCTTGCTTTTGGTGATGGAGACTACTTACAAGCTTCTGGTGAATATCAATTAGAATTTGATGATGATCCTATCATATACGGTACAGATAGTAACGCTGCTGGATATATGGTTTGGAATGATGATAGCGCTACTATTTGGTATCATCAAACAGAAGAAACTGGATTTACTCAATTTGTAGATGGAGAGGCAATTACTATACCAGGTAAATTTGCTGGTAATATGGCTATTGATTCTGCTAATATTGCTCCAGATGTAGATAGGTTCTCTGGAGAAGTTCTCTTTATAAGTAATCAGTCAGCAACGGCTCGTGATCCTCAGCAAACAGAAGATATTAAAGTCGTAATAAGACTATAAGGATAAATCATGGCAACTACAGTAAACGAAAATACATTTCTCAGTGTTTACAAGGATGATTATCGCGACAGTGATCATTATCACAGAATTTTATTTAATAATGGAAGAGCACTTCAAGCTAGAGAGTTAACTCAATCTCAGACTATTATTCAAAAAGAGATTGAGCGTATGGCTAAATTTATCTTTAAGGAAGGTGGCCTCTTTAACACTTCCTATGGATCTGCAAACACAGGTGCAGATCCTATTTCCTATGTTAGAGTAGCAACTTTACCTGTAGGATATGATTTATTTGTAGGGCAAGTATTCGCTAATCAGAACGGAGTAAAAGCGCTAGTAAAAGCGGTTATTCCTTCTTCTTCTGTAAATAGCTCTGTGGGTACAGATGATTTTAACACTCTTTTAGTAAAATATACTGACGCTAATAGTACTAGTTCAACAGACACTACTAAAGCAGTTACATTTAGTAGTGGAGATGTTCTTACAGCTACTATTAATTCTACTTCTTATGAATTAGACGTTTCTGTTGATGAACAAGTTCAAGATGCTGTAGGAAATGCTTCTTTCTTAGAAGTACCAGAATTTAACACATTTGCAGCTGGTCATCTATTGTTTGTTGAAAAACAATCTGTAGTTTTAGATAAGTTTAGTTCTGAGTTTAACGGAGTAGTTGGCTTTGAAGTAAATCAAGAAATTTATAATACATCGGATAACATTGCTTTATATGATAATTCAGGCTCTACTCCTAATCTAACTTCTCCTGGAGCTGACAGGTTAAGAATTACTCTCACACTAAAGAAAGAATCTGATAAAACTGTAGGAAAAACTTTCTATAAGTTAATGAAATTTAATAAAGGATACGTTACTAATTTAAACAACCCTGATAACGTGCTTGCCTCTTTAGGAGGAATAATTTATAATAGATCATTTGATACTACTGGTAACTTTATAGTAGATGAGAAAAACGGTGCATTAGATTTAACAGTTTCTACTGATCCAGACAGCTCAGATTATTTGCTTTATAAAGTATCTGATGGCACCGCTTTTGTAGGCGGTCAACGATATAAGATTCAGGACTGGCCTGCTTTAAAGGTTGAAAAGCCAAGAAGTCTTGTAAGTGATATTAATACAATTTCTAATGAGTTTGTATCAGCTTCATATGGTAATTATTTCTTAACAGACGGAGCTAATACCAAAGGATTACTAAGCTTAATAAACGGTTTTGATTCTGTTGGTATTTACAGTGGTACAGCTACATCAGGAGATGCTATAGGTAGAGCTAGAATTAGAAATATTGATGAGTTTGATAACGATTTTAGATTACATGTATTCGATGTAGAAATGTATGGCACTAATTCACTACGTAATGCTCGTAGTGTAGGTACTGACAATTCTAACTATGGAGACTTAGTCCCTATTAACTCAAACTACGACTTAATAGAAAAAAGAAGAAATAGGCTTTTGTTTCCCTTGCCAGGTAGAGTTAATACAGTAACAGATGGTACAGTTACATTCAACATAGGTAAAGTATATACAGCAACTGCTGTGGGAGGTTCTGCAACCTTTTCTACTGGAGGCAATACCTTTGTTGATCAAGAGCAGTGGATTGTAGAAGAAGACGCTAATAGCAATAACCTTATTTCTCCTCCAACGGTATCAGGAACTCCTACAAGCTCCGCTACTATTACTGGATTAACAGACGGAACAGTTAGGTTGTTTGGTTATGAAAGAAAAACCGGAGTGAGAAAAACCAAAACTCTGGTTAGAGGACAAACTCAAACAATAGCGTTTTCAGGAACTAGCTTTACACTATCCTATCATGACATCTATAAGTTTACAAGCGTTGTAGATAGCACAACTAATGAAAATATTACGCATAGATTTGTCTTTGATAACGGTCAGAGAGATAACTTCTACACTGTAGGGTCTGGTAGATTAAGAGGAGGTGCTGCTGCTCCTGCTGGTAATATAGTTGTAACATTTGATTACTTTACTCACTCTATTGGAGATTTCTTTGCAGGTGGTGCTTCCTATCCAGATCTAGAGTATGATAAAATACCATTCTACACCACAGAAATAGGTCACATACTTAGATTATCAGATGTGTTGGATTTCAGATCAGTTAAAGATAACACTGGTGATGATTTTGCTGGTACAGGGTCTGTTATACAGTATATTCCAAGAAATACAGATACAATAGATATCGGTGAATTAGGAATTTGGGAGCCAAGAATTGACATTGTTTCTATTAGCAATAATGGCATAATTGAGGTTCATAAAGGAACCACTAGTAGTATGCCTCAGAGCCCTCAAGGGGTGCCTACCTCTTCTATGAGACTTCACAAAGTTTTCTTAAATTCATACCACCTTAATGAGCGCGATTTCACGCAAGCAAGGTATAATAACCGTGGTTATAAGATGAAAGACATACGTAACTTAGAAACTAGAATAGAAAATCTAGAAGAGCTTACAACCCTATCATTATCAGAGATTGAATTAGAGCGTACGGTAATTCCAGATAGAGTAAAACAAGGTATGTCTGGAGACACCTTTACTTCTAATGTACAGTCAAATATTAAAGACCGTGATTATAGAGCTACAATATATAAAAGTCAAGGCATGGTTACTCCAATGCAATATTGGAGAGATACAGGATTAAAATACGACTCTGCTGCTTCTCAAGGAGTAAAACTATATGGTAGTACTATATGGCCTAACTTTACTGAAACAGTAATGGTAAATCAAAGTAATGCTACAGACTATCAAAGTGTAAATAGGTTTACTTTAATTAAATATATTGGTGCAGGAATAGTAGAGCCTTCTGTAGATACATATGAAATGAGACGTGAAGTAGACGCTAACTATATTAGTGAATTTAACGAGTCATTAACCACTCAAGGAGATACAGTAATACTATCTCAAGGAAATCAAGGTGAGGAAGCGTAATGCCCTGGGTAACTAAAACAAGACTAGTGGATGAAACTCGAACCAGAGCTGTAGATGCTGGGTTTTCTTTTATTCCATCTTTTAGATCACGATTCATTTATTTTAAGTATTCTGGATTACGCCCCAATGACGATCATTGGTTGTTCCTAGAAGGACGAGACGTTACCTTATTTGCAAATACCAGTTTTAATATTGATGACTTTAACTCATCTACAAGAAGCTCTGTTTACAGAAATCCTGGTGATAAGTATATCAATGAATCTCAGTTTCCCTCTGAGTTAGGAGGCCCAACCGGATCTCCTTTAGTTTCTACTGCTACTGGAGAGCTGGAAGGTATATTCTTCTTGCAGAGTAATTCTACTTATAATTGGAAATGTGGTAATGGCACTTCCGGTTATAGTTTTAACAGTGGTGGTAATAGTATAAAACTGTTAGCAATAAATGTTTCTAATGCTAGTAAGACAGCAGCATTATCATATGGCACAGCGGAATACGCTTCAATCGGTCAATTTTTAAATTTACACATGGAAGATTACACAGTTCAAGTAGAGCAAGAGTATAGTGAATGGGAAGCTCCTCCGCCTCCTGCTGTTAATTATAGCAACAAGGATGATGGCGGAAATGTGTGGTCGGTGACGAATGAAGGACACGTGCATTATGGATCCTATCCAGGGGCAACAGAATATAGAACCGGATCTGAGGCTGCATTAGCCGGCGCAAGGATAAGAAGAGCAGAACATGGTGGCTGGCCTCCTTAGCAGCAAAGGATATTAGCTAGCCATCGACGCCAGATATTGAGAAAAGAGAGAAAACATGTCAGGTAATTTACAACTAAGCGAACAGCTTAACCCTTCTGCGCAGACTTTTATAGTCGATGAACCTGTTGGTTCAGTTCTTACAGGTGTAGGTCTTTTCTTTGCACAAGCGCCTACAGGTGCAAGTGCACAACCTATCACTATAGAGTTAAGACCGTGTGCTGAATCAGGAGCTCCAAGTGCTAAAAATTTTATTCAAGGTAGTAGAGTAACTCTTCCAGCAGCCACAATAGCCGCTGCAGCTAACACTAACTTCGCCTCCGCTACGGAAGTAAAATTTAGTTTTAGAGAGCCTATTTACATAGCAGGAAACACACTAATAGCTCTTGTTATTAGTACAGGTGCACCAGAAAATCAATATCAAATTTGGTATGGACAAAATGGTAAACATTTAACTAATTCTACTACTGAGTTTTTCTCTTCTATTATAGAGAGAGGAGCTTTTTATGAATCTTCTAATGGTACTTCCTGGAGACCAGATAATGAAAAAGATTTAGCTTTTAAAATTTATAGAGCAGAATTTAATCAAGCAAGTAGTTATGCTGTTTTGAATGCAGATGCACCCCCTGCAAAAAGATTAACAGAGCAAACTATTTTAGATGACAATACAAAGTATCCAGCTGATCCATTTATTTTTACAGCCGGCAGTCCTACAGTTAATGTTGTACATCCTGCTCATGGATTTCAAGTGGGAGATAGAGTAACGCTTTCTAAAGGCAATGATGGCTTTGATAGTGCTGACACCATTAATGGAATTGCAGGTAGTAGTCTATATGGAATTAAAACTATTACCGCAACAGATCCTTATGGATATTCTTTTAATTGTGGTACTAACGCTACTGCTTCAGTAAGAGCTGGAGGATCAGGAGTGTTAGCAACAGAACAATATGTAGCTGATTATATTCAAGTTTTACTGCCCTCTGTAACACCTCCTCTAACTAATGTGAGAGCTAAAGGAGATTTTCTTGCTCATAGATCCTTTGGAGGGTCAGAGACAGCTTATTCAAATATAGCTGGAGCTAAGATATTAGCAAATCAGCCAGTTGTTTTTAAAGATCCTGCTGTTATTACTGCTACAACATCAGAAGATGATCATAATAATGGTA